CTATGTCAGCGTTACAGCCCCTGGCACTGCGACAACCTACAACTTTATTGCTAACGGATGGCAGGTTGAACAGGGCACTGTTATCCCAAACTATTTTGATGGAGCATACAACCCTTACACTTCGACTACTTCAACGGATTATGAGATTGCTTGGGCAGGTATTCCTTTTGCTAGTCAGTCAGGTTTGACTACAAGCGTTGCCACAGCTGTTTCTGCACCTAGCCTTGTAACTTTCGCTGACATGAACAGTCAGGGCACAGCCTACGGTAACGGTACAGGTATTCCTTTCACAGATCTACAGGTCGTTTACGCTTCAGAGCAGTTATACAATCAGGTTCAGGTTGTAGGTGTCAACGCTACAGCTGTGACTGAAGATACTGTCAGTCAAGGCTTGTATGGTTTGCGTGGTTATAGTCAGACAGATAATCTGACTACTTCTACAACTAGGCCTGCAGAGATTGCTTCAGCGTTTCTAGGTGAATTTAGGTTGCCAGAGTATAGGGCTAGTCAACTAACTGTGGCGTTAGAGTCTTTGACTACAAGTCAACAAAATCTTGTTTTAGGGTTAGAGATTCGTGATGTTGTTAGGGTTTGTTTTCAACCTAGTGCAACCGGCACTGTTGTAGATAAGTACTATCAGATTCTAGGTATCAATAGTGATACTGATGTTGAGCGTGATGCTGTGACTTTTAGTATTGCTTCTTTAGATAACCTGTCGTTTAGACTTGATTCACCTTATCTGGGTGTTCTTGATACAGATACTTTGGCTTAGATAAAATAGGGGTTTAGGAGAATAAATGTCTGCAACAAAATCTTGGAGTATTGGTGAAGTTCTTACAGCCAGTGATCTAAACAGTAACTTTAGTAAGTTGCCTTATTCAACTTCAGCGTTTACTTATACTCAGGTTGCGACTATTGCTGTGAATACTGCAGTTACTTTTGCTGTTGTATTCCCTGCTTCTAGGTTTAGTGTTGCCCCTTTGGTGACTGTTTCTACTAGCGACCAAATGTTGACTGGTTATGTTTCTGCTATAACTGCAGGTACAGCAACTATAGGTTTACGCAATAACGGTTCAGGCACTTCGGCTGCTTCAGCGATTGTTTCAGGGTTTGCTGTGCAAATGACTAGTGGAACGGCTGCAGGATAATGAACATTATTACTTGTAAGACTGAGAACTGCCCTATGGGTGATGAGAAGCACACGCCACATCCTGACGGTATTCCTGTTATTTGTTGTTTCTGTTCGCAGGAGCTGACTGCAGATGAGTGAACCTACTAAACCTTCAAATCAGACTTTACTGTTGCAGATTGTTAGAGACATAGAAATCTTGAAGGCAAATAGTATTCAAATACTTGAGTCATCTAGAGATCACGAGACTCGTATCAGGGAACTTGAAAAGCAGATAAACAGGAACGCTTGGATTCCTGCTTTGGTTACAGCTGTAATCACTTCAGGCGTTATTTTACTTGTTACTAAAGGAATGGGTTTCTAATGATTACACCAGGCACGTTTGACATTACTTGTTTTCAAGGTGCAGACTTTGACCAGCAATTTGCTGTAAGTCAGGGCGGTACAGCGTTGAACTGGACTAACTACACTGCTCGTATGCAGGTTCGTGAAGCCGCAGACTCAACAGCCACACTTCTATCTTTGTCAACAGGTGGTTCAGGTATTGTTTTGGGTGGTACTGCAGGCACAATAGATTTGACTATAACAAACGCTCAATCAGCTGCAGTAAGTGCAGGCAGTTTTGCTTATGATCTGGAACTTCAGGCTGGAGATGGTCAGGTTACAAGACTTTTGCAAGGTAGCTTCAATGTTGTAGGGAATGTAACTAGATGACAACAAACATAACAACTACTACTGAAACAACTACTGTAACTGTTACAGAAAATGTTGTTCAGATTGAACTTAATAATGCTGGTATTCAGGGCACTCCAGGTCTTTCAGGTGTTGTTGCTGTAACTTCCCCTATAACTAATTCTGGTAGTGCAGGTTCAGCGATTGTAGGTATCAATCAGGCGTTACTGAGTATCACTAAAAGTCAGGTTTCAGACTTTACTTCAGGTACGGTCACAAGTGCTTCTACAGCTCAACAGGCAGGAACTGCAGTTTATTCTGTCAATTCTGGTACTGCTGTTTACGCTACAACTTCAGGAACTGCTGTAAGCATTTCAGGTTCAATAACTAAATCACAAGTTTCAGACTTCACTTCAGGAACTGTCACAAGTGCTTCAACAGCACAACAATCCGGTACTGCAGTCTATGCGACAACATCAGGTACAGCAGATTTTGCGACTAATGCTTCTACAGCTGTAAACGTGTCAGGTTCAGCAATCACACGATCACAAATCAGCGACTTTACTTCAGGTACAGTTGCTAGTGCAGGATTTGCGACAACTTCGGGAACCGCTGTTTTTGCGACAACCTCGGGAACTTCAGTCAGCATTTCAGGTTCAATCACACGCAGTCAAGTTAGTGATTACGCTGCAGGAACAGTCGCAAACATTTCAGGCACAGTCACTCAAAGTCAAGTAACAAACCTAGTATCAGATTTAGCGTTAAAAGCACCGTTAGCATCCCCAACATTTTCAGGAACCGTAACGTTCCCCTTCACAAACTCAGGTATCGTACATTCAGGCACTGCAGGCGTAATGCAAGTTTCAGCTGCCGCACCTGGTGTCGGCTACATTCCTTACACAGCCACTGTCACAGGAAACTATGCTTGGCTAGATTTAGGTCTTGTCGCTAGAGATAACATTGCTAACGCTTTTACTGTGGGTGGGCATAGCATCACATCTGAAGGCACAGCAGTCATACCTTTGACAATTCGTGGTGCATCAGGTCAAACATCAAATCTGATTGAAGCAAGACAAGCAACAGGTGACTCTCAGTTCTCTGTAAGTGCTAATGGCTCAATTATTGCTTATGGTGCAAACCTGTTCCAGTCCTTTATCACAACTAGAGTTCCTGTTACTGTTCGTGCTGCTGCATCTCAGACTGCTAACTTGCAGGAATGGCAAAACTCGGCAGGAACAATTCTGGCAAGAATGACCTCAGCAGGTGTCCTAAGAGCAAGCCAACTTTTGAGCCTAAACGCATTAGCGTCAATGGGTGAGTTCAACAATGGTGCAATCTTTGAGTTTGTTAGAGCAACTGGTGCAAGTTATTCACCTGGAGCAAACCGAGCAACGCTATATTTCCGTGATGGCACTACTGCTGGAACTCTTAAACTTGTTGTCCGTGCAGGTGCAGCAGGAGCTGAAACTACTATCCTAGACAATATCCCACAATAAGGAAATCAAATGACATTCAACGTCTCTAACGAAGTAAAAGCACAGCTACTACAAGAACGCATTACAGCGTTGAATCTTGAGGGCTATCAGAATGAACTAAACCTAAAGTCTGCTGAGGCGTTAGGTAATCAGGAAGTTATAGATCAGGCCACAACAAATATTGCTATCATTCAGTCTGCTATTGCAGTTCATGAAGCAGAGTTAGCAGATTTAGCGTAATAAAGGGTTTGATAAACTTAGGTTATGTCTAAGTATTTTGAACCGTTTTCCCCTAAACTTCGCAACGATGAATTCGGCAATCTAGCCCCATACCGTAACGGTAGGCCACACAGAGGTCAAGACTGGAGTGCGAAAGAACTTGCAACAATCAAAGCAAGTGCAACAGGTACAGTGTTTGCTTCTGAATGGTCTGATGGTATCGGCTGGTATGTCACCTATTCTGCAATTCTTGTAGATAACAAAGGTAAGACACATAACGTCTTTATTCAAGATGCTCACCTGGCAAAGAAATCAGATCTAGTCAAGGGTGACAAAGTTGTTGCAGGCGTAACTGTTATCGGTCAAGTTGGGGGTGGCAAGAACACGCCATCAGGCAAATTCTCAACAGGTGCACACTTACATCAAACAATCGGTAAGGCTAACAAATCATGGTCAAATCCTGACGTGCATTTAGCCCCTTACAGCAACCTACTCAACCCACTAAGTTTCGTATAAAGGAAATCATGAAGAACACAATTCAAACACGTATCAAAGCTGTAGCAGATGTACTTGCAATCCTTGCATGGCGTGGGTTCGGGATTTTCCTTTTTATTCTGGGTGGTTCTGCCGGTGTAGGTGCAGCTCTAACAGGTAACTGGTTAGATGGTGTGATTATTGCTTGGGGAACACTCATGATTGGTGTTATCGGTGCTATCGGTTATGCGATTGCTACAACTGGGACTGTCACTAAAGCGGATGTTGCTAAGGCTTCAAACGATGCTATTCAAAAGGCTGAAAAACAGGCTGAAACAAAGAAGTAAATGAAACTCAAGTTTCTTGCTGCAACATTCTTTTCACTTGTTTTCGCTTTCTGGCCTGTAGCTTTAGTTCACGCTGCCGAACCAGGTTTAAAAGTTGAAGTCTATACTTTTGACCCTACAGCCTTACCTGATAGACAGCCCTATGAACTCTGTGCAACAGCGATAACTTCAGTAAGCAACATTAACTTTGATGTAGGTGGGGATGTTGTTGCCGAATGTCAAGCAGACTATGTAATCATTCATTATTCAGGTTATCTAACCTTAGATAGAACAGGTTTAGTGTCTTTACAGTCTTGGGCTGATGACGGTTTCTACCTCACCTTAGACGATCAGGTTGTAATCAACGACTGGACTCTGAAGGGTTGCTCAGGTTCGTCAGCTCTAATCGGGGTGACTGCAGGTGTAAGCATGAAACTTGATGCTTGGTGGTATGAGTACGGTGGTGGGGCTTGCAACATCCTAAGAGCAGACGGTATGGACATCCCTGACTCTGCTTTCACTCAAAGTATCGTTGCACCGCCTGAACCTGAAATCCCTACACTTGAAGCACCCTACAATCTGCAGGCAGAGCTTGTTGATGAAGGTGTCAAACTGACTTGGGGTTACTATCTCAGAGATACGCCTGTCGAACGTTTTGCAGTGTCATGGACATACGACAATCTGCCTGGCTGGGGTATTGCTTCGTTGACACATGAGACTGTAATCACAGACTTGCTACCGGACACAGAATACACGTTTTGGGTTAGAGCTGATAACGACAGTCTGCAAGTTTATAGCCCTAATTCGGAGCAGGTGACGATTCGCACCCCTAAACCTGTCATTATTGACCCTGTTGACCCTATAGACCCCCCTATAGACCCTGTAACGCCTGTAGAGCCTTTACCTGAGCCTGAACCGACTACAGACCCAGAGCCTACCCCTGAACCGACTGTAGAGCCTGTAGAGCCTGTTTTACCTGAACCTGAAACAACCGAGATACTAACCCCTCAAGAGCAACATGCTGCTTTGATGAACGCACTCATGGAAGAAGCACAAGCAGATGACATTCAAGTGCCTGAAGAACTTGCTTCAATACCGTTACTTGGTGATACAGCTGTTGCAGTGATCAACGCAATCAACTTTATCGGCAATGTTGGGGCAGACATGACCCCTGCAGTTCGTGAAAAGGCTGAACAGTCAATCGTTTCGGCTGTAATCGTGACACAAATCGCACAATTTTCTGCTTCAACAGCAACAGCTGCAGCAGTTTCGTCAGCAAACACAACAACTAGGGTAAGGAAATGAAATGAACTTTCTGAAAGACATTCTGGGGCAACTTTGGACTTTGCTTGGCATGTTTGTCGCATGGATAGTGCTTGAAGGCAGTGCCAAAACTGTTATCGGGTACTGCATACTTGCCAGCCTGTTTATTTGGGTTGTGTCATACAAAATACGCAACAGAGATTAGTCAAGTTCATACTTTCTAATATTCTTGCGTTGCTGAGGTGTAGTCCCACCCCAAATACCGTATTCCTCAAACATCCCTACCTTTAGACACTTATCCATTACAGGGCAACGTAAACAAATCTCTCTAGCAGTCTCTATCGACTCGTTACGTATTCGAGGGTGAGTTGTTGGGGCAAAGTCTTCAGGGAAAAAGATGTCTGGCACTTGCTCACACTCCACGCCACCTAAATCTGTTATAGCTTCATGCAGATCTAAAGTAATCCGGTTGAGTAGTAGTTTGTCAGTGGTCATACCTAAACTTTAGTTATGAGTCACGACAAAATAGAGCAAATCCTACGAAAGAGTATTTTTCTAGGTAATCACGAAAATCAGTCTGCCGAATGGTATGAGTTGAGAAACACGCCAGGTGTTATTTCTGGCAGCGAGATAGGCACAATTCTAGGCTTATCACCCTGGACTAGTGCGATCACTTTGTGGGCTGAGAAGACAGGCAAACTTGAACGCTCTGTTACGCCTAACGTTGCTATGCGACTTGGAACGCTGGTTGAACCTGCAATCCGACAGCTCTATCAAGAGTCGCACCCTGATCATGTTGTTGAAGAAGTAGGTACATACGCTGCAGCTGAAGCATCATGGATGCATGCTAACCCTGACGGTATCTGTCTAGACGAAAACGGTGAAGGCTACATCCTAGAAATCAAACACACAGCAACATATTGGGATGCAGTGCCTGAACATTACAAAGCACAAGTCTTTTGGTACATGAACGTTTTCAAACTACGCAAAGCAGTGTTTGCTGTAGTCAACGCAGGCCGATACAAAGAGTATGAAGTTCTTTGGGATGACTTTGAATGGGACAGCATTCTTCAACAGGTCAACAAGTTTAGATCTTATGTGCTCGACAACATACAGCCTGACTGGGATGGAAGTGAGTCAACTTATGAGACTGTTAGACAACTCTCCCCTGGTATCGAGTCTAGGGATGAAGAACTAGGGCAGTTAGGTATCGAACTAATCAACGCTCAAACAGATTTTGATACAGCTGAAACACACCTGCGAGAAATGAAGTCTAGAGTTATCGGAGCTTTGAACGGTGCAAAGAATGGTTGCATTGATGGCCAAGTTGTTGTGACTTTATCTCAGCGTGCAGGCAACGCACCTTACCTAACAATAAAGAAAGCGAAATAAACATGAAAATAACTGACCTAAAAGGATTAACTGTAGGCAACAACATTGCCATAGTTATTCGCAACGACAAACTCAAAAGCACATCTGTCTCAGGTGTCTTATCCGGTATTCAAGTCCTAGACTCAGGCAGCGTAGGCGTAACACTTTACGGTTTACCACAGTGGATTTGGTTAGAAAAGAACATGACAGTGACTTGGAGCGATAACTAATGGCACATTTCAACCTATCCGAGTATCAGACTGTTCAAGAGCGTGTAGATCTCTTTTGGAGCAAGTTTAGTGAAGGCCGATTTAACCTTGAATTAGTAAGCATGACACCTGAGCAAGTTGTGTTTAAAGCTGAAGTTTATTTGCATAAAGATGACTTATATCCTGCGACAGTTGACTACGCTGAAGAACGCTTAGGTTCATCACCTGTAAATAAGACATCTTTTGTTGAAAACTGTGCCACGTCAGCTCTAGGTAGAGCAATCTCAATGCTTGGCGGAGAGTTCAGCCCTAAAGGTAAACGCCCAAGTCAACAAGAAATGAGCAAAGTTGCAAGGCTAAGTACGCCTGAAGTGGCTCGTAACTGGCAGGCTGCATTAGATAACATCAACGACATCGAAGGCCTACGATCACTGTATAACGAAGCGAAACAAGGTAAAGCCCCTAATGCTATTCTGGAAGCAATCAAAGGTAAGGCCGATGGAATCACTGGAGCTGCTAAAAACAATTAACATCCTTGCTGCACACATAAAGGAGTTAGGTGAGTTAGTCGTATGCCTGACAGATGACCCTATTCTTAGGGGCAAAACGCTTGTCAGGCTAAATGAGCAGACTATTAGGCTAAACACGCTGATAAGTTACATGGATTAGGTGTTTCAGCTCTAACTGTGCTTAGATGTCTGCTATGAGTCGGACAAAACACGATGTTGAAAATGAGATTGTTTACTGCACAAGATGTGGCATAGGGCAATCTTTTGAGCAAGTCTATAAACGTAAAATACGCAACGCAGTCAACGCTGAATGGTGTCGAGACTGTCGAGATGATCGCACAGAAATCAGACGAGACTACAAATGGGTTCACCCTGTCTTAGGCAAAATTAGTTGCTGGCTGTGGATTTTCGAGTTAAACGATGACTGGAATCCAATTGACGATAACGGTGAGCTGTATCGCCCAGGCAAACGACTCTGTGGATTGAAAGACTGTGTCAGGCAAGCACACATCATTGAAACAGATGCTAAGGTTACAGATAAGATAAAAGTGGAGTCAGCCCTAGGAAAAGAACTGACCCCACATAACCGATAACGATACTATCGGCTTTCTCATTCTAGCAGTGAGTAGCCGTTGAAAGGCTACAAAATGAATGACGATGAACGCGAAACTACACCTCTTGAAGACAAGCTCGAATGGCTAGAATCTCTTAAAAGAACTCATAAACAAAACTTTGAGTTGCTGCCAAAAAGAGATCTAATTACCGAAGCAGATAAAAAGCAATTTATCTTAAATTGGTTCAAGGTAACTAACTTTTACAAGAAAGTTGCTTTGGCTTACAGCTATGGTTTAGTTGCCCTTGACGATAATCAACGATTTGAAGTACGCAATTTTCAGAGCAGAGACTATGAAGAAAATCGTATGGGGGTTCTTGAGTCAATCTATTGGCGAGATGAATCCAGCTGTGCTTATTGCTGGAAAGACATTCCAGTTAGTAAAGGCAACATAGATCATGTTATTCCACGCTCAGCCTGGCCGAAAGAATGGCTATGGTTAGCTGACGATTCGTCTAATCTTGTTGCAGCATGTCAGGACTGTAATAAAGAGAAAAGCAACTTTTATAGGGAATTTAGGGCTGAAAACAGGCTTAGCCATGTTGTTTTTGATTGCCGATTGCCTAGGCGTGAACTGTATGAATGTTGCTGGGATAGAAAATTATCTTTGGGTCAACCGATGTGTCAACAATGCGATGATTTGGTTTATGTATGTTGCAGAGTGCATGAAGAATCTCAATGGCCTGTATGTGAATTAGAAGCTCTAAAGCCTTGGTTTGGACATGACTAATGGGATATAACGAGATGGATAAGGTTTGGGATAAATCTCAAGCCACCAAAACAGATAAATTAGTGCTGCTTGCTATAGCTCGAAGGTATAAGCCTGGACTCGGTGCATGGCCTAGTCAAAAGTATTTAGCCAAGATTTGTGGTGTTGATAAGAGATCTATAAGCAACTCTATAAACCGGTTAGAAGCCTTAGGTGAACTTACTTGGATTAGAGGCAACAATCTCTCAAAGAAGGCAAATCTCTACTTCATAACCGTTTTAGAAAGTGCAAAAACTTCCACTATTTCGGATGCAAAAACTTCCACTAAAGTTGCAAAAACTTCACCTATTTTAAGCAAAAACTTCCCCCTATTAAATAAAGAATTAAATAAAGCATTAGAGAGCGAAAACTCTGCTATTTCTGAAGCTTGTTTGAGCGTTGATGTTCGTGTTTGGGCTGAGCAGGTTAACCCTGGTGTTGATGTTGATAAGGTGTTTCAAAAGTTTTTGTTGCATCCAAGTCATGCTCAAACCGATTTTCTGAACAGGTTTAAGACATGGATCATAAATGAAAGGCCTTCGGCCACTAAAGAAGAAGATGGCGATGATTGGGTTGAGCGAGCTAGGGCTAAGTATGAGCAACAGTAGGGTTCAGGTTGAGAACGCTGTTTTAGGTGGTGTGATTCGTTTCCCTAAGGTTTGGGATGATTTGCAGTTGATGGCAAAGTATTTTGATGATGCTTTGAATCGCATGATTTTTGAGCGTATTTTGTCGTTGCGTAATTCTGGTGTTGAGCCTGACGTGATTTTGGTTAATGCTGGTTTGGATAGTCGTGGCGTTGACAGGGTGTTTGAGTGTTCTGCTGAAGCTGCTTTGTCGGCTGTCGCGGTGAAGGCTCATGTGAATCAGTTGAAGGCTATGTGGGCTAAGGGTGAGCTTGGTTTGGCTGGTAAGAAGTTAGATCAGGGTTCGTTGGATGTGACTGTTGATGTTTCTAGTTTGGTTAGTGAAGCGTTGCAGGTTGTGGATAGTGTGTCAGCTAGTCAGGCTCAGTTGCAGATTACTTATCCTGGCGATTATTTGGCTGAGTATGTTGCTGAGATGCAGTCTCGCCCACCGTTTATGCCTACTTGTTGGAAGAAGTTGAATAAGTTTATTGGTGGTTTTAGGCCTGCAGGTTTTTATGTGATTGCTGGTCGCCCTGGTGAAGGTAAAACGATTATTGCTTTACAAGCTGCTTTTGAGTTGGCTAAGCAGGGTAAGCATGTTTTGTATTTTAGTTTGGAGATGCCTGCGTTGCAGTTGCAGCATAGGTTGTTGGCTCAAACATTGCAGATTGATTATTCGCGGATTGCTAATGATGATTTGGATTTTAAGGTTACTGAAATTGTGGATGGTGATCTGTATGAGACTACTGCTCGTAACATGGTGAACCATGCTTCTAAACAGTTGGGGAATAATCTTGGTGTTATTGCTTCGGGTAGGTTGACACCAAATATGGTTAGAGCATATATTTCGGCTGCTTCTAAGTCTCGCCCTGTTGATGCTGTTTTTATCGATTATTTGGGTTTGATGCAGGATGATGTTGAGCATAGGGATAAGACTGCAAAGATTGGTGCTATTTCTGGTTTGTTGAAACAGTTGGCTTTGGAGTTAGATATTCCTTTTGTTGTTGCTGTGCAGTTGGGTCGTGAGATTGAGTCTCGCCCTAAGGGTAAACCAATGTTGAGTGATTTGCGTGATTCGGGAAGTATTGAGCAGGATGCTGACGTTGTTTTGATGATTAAGCGTGAACATAGGGATGGTGAAGATAAGGATGTTCAGGGTTCAGAGTTGCTTCTTATTGTTGCTAAGAATAGGCATGGTCAGACTGGTGTTGCTTTCTTTATAGCTCAGGACAGTATTTCGAGAATTGTGGAACAATAGAGTTATGCAGGATAATCAGGTTGAGTGTTGCCGGTGTGGGTTTAAGTGGGTTGTCAATGCCGAAAAGAGGGGCAGGAAAGATTTGAAGTGTATTAGCTGTCGTGTCAAACCTGCAACAACTATCCAGTACGGAAAACTTAGATGTACACCTCATCAGGGCAGTCTTGACGCTGATCTAAACCCTGTAGATGCTAAAGGCAAACTTGTGCTGGCAGGGCTTAGGGTTTGTGGGCATAAAGATTGTGTAAATGCAACCCACATTGTCAGTGACTAACGCTATGCTTTCTATGCAACACAAAAACAAATAAAACTCATTTAGATAAAGGAAAAAAGATTATGGCCGTTGTAAAAGTTTCGGGCAAAGTATCAAAAGTATTTGGGGCAAGCAATCAAGGACTGTCTCTTGTTGAGAGTTACAAGTCTGCTACAGGCGAAGACTATACAAGAACTTGGACAGTGTGGTTTGCTGTAGCTCACAACGTTCCTGTTGAAGCAGATGTCACTGTGTACGGTCAGTTGTCAACGAAGATTGAAGACTTTGAAGATAAGACTGGTAAGCCAGGAAGAAAAGTAAAACTAGACATCAATAATGCTCAGATTGATGTTCCACCTGCACCAGTTACAAACGCACCGTTCTAACAGATGCGTTCATGGATCGTAGGTTTTCTCTTTGGCCTGCTATTCATAACTAACAGCTTGTTTATCAGTCAACCCTTATCATTCCTAAACGGAGTGGTAGGGGTTTTCTGTTGGTGTGTGATTATTCTTAATCATTATGGCAAGAGATAGTTTTAGTTTTACAGTATTCGGTTCTGAGCCACGCCCACAGGGGTCAAAGAAGTATGTGGGGAGCAGGCGTACAGCTGCAGGTAACAACATTCCCTTGATTATTGAGGCTTCACCTGGTTTACCTGTTTGGCGTAAGGCAGTCTCGGATGCTGTTGTTCAGGCGATGCACGATTCAGGTGACATGTCTAAGTTTGATGGGCCAGTCAAGGTTGAAGCAGTGTTTTATGTGACTCGAAAGCGGACTGTTACTAGAGATCTACCTACAGTTCCACCTGACGTGGATAAACTTGCCAGAAGTTTGCTTGATTCTTGTAAGCCTGTTTGGAAGGATGACAGTCAGGTTGTCAGGCTTGAAGTGAGCAAGAAGTATGCTACCGGTCAGGCTGGGGTTGCTGTGACTATCAGCAACTATAACGCTTAGATAACGTCTGCGACACGCCCATAAAATAAAGTTGCATGTTTTGACCTAAAACTGCTAGATTCGTCTTATCAGGCAGAAAGTCTGAGTCGGACAAACGAAGGGCAACAAAATGAACGCAGTTATCACAACACTAAAAGCACAACTTGAATCAAACGCAGTAGATCTAGCAGCTGAAGAACAATTTCTTGTAGATGTAAAAGTTGCTATTGCTAAAGGTTTAGATGTAGTTACAACTCCAAGCAAAATTCTTGCTCGTATCGAATACTTTAAAGGTAGAGAGTATGGCCTAAAGACCGCTCTTTACGCAATCGAAAGAGAAGCTCAGGTGAACGCATAATGAGTAGCGAACAACTATTCCTAAACGCAGTCACTGCATACCGTACCTGGCTGGATTGTGGCAAGGATTTTCTCAATCACAGTGACCTATTCGAGCAGTGGGATGAAGCAGTTTACGCTTATGCAGAGTCAATCAACCTAAAGCGTAGTCAAGCTGTAACTCATGTTGTTATGGCGTTGAAGGTGATTCGATGAGACAGTTCATAATGATTTCAATGTTTCTGCTCAGTTTGCTGATTGTGGTAAATGTCATTGGTTGGATGTGGCCGTTTCTAACTCACCCTTATGTTGCTTCAATCTGGTTGGGATTTATTTTGATTGTGGCTTGGAAGATTGCAGTTAGGGATAACAAATGAGCGAATGGAAAGATGATGACGAAGTTACAACAACTTATGGTTCTATACAGCTGAGTTTGGAGCAGTCTTATGCTGC